ATCCAATACGCTGGCAGGTTACTGCCGCAGTAACAGACGCTCACGACTCGACTCCTTTCTGGACGAACGATTGCTCGTGTCCGATGACTCCGATGGCTTTGCCTTTGCCACGCAGTCCGATGATGCGACCATGCTCACGCTGGTCGAGGAAACGCAGGTCGTGCTTGTCGCCGTCAACGACTTCGTATCCCCAATGGTGGGAAGGAAGAGGTTTGTTGCGAGGCGTGTCGAACACGACAGACACATTCACGCCGTTATCCAAACACCACATCGCATTGTTGGTGTCGCCACCGCCATACGAATAGGTGAGATGATAGTTCAGCGGCAACTTGCCAAGAGTCCAATCGACGATGCGATTGAAGTCCTTTGAGTAGTCGTAGAACTGCGTGTCGGGATGACGATACATAATCGTCCTCATGTCCGTGTTCCAGATATCGCTCGTACCGTTGATGCGAACGCACGGTTTGAACTTACGCTTGAGTCTCGTCTGGTGACGATGCGTGAGGTTCTCGTGGTTCGTAATCTCGGTGTCGATGCGAGACCAGAACTGCTCTGGTGCTTTGTGCATCCAGCGAGTCTTCTTGATGCGAGACTCTTGGATTGACTTGAACACACCAGCAAGGCCAGCCGTGTTAAGGCATAGCAACTTGCATTGGAGCGTTGCGTGTTCGCACACATCGGTCACCCCAGACATTTTGTGCGGGGCGAGATAGAGGATGGCGGTGCGATAGCCGAGCCTCTCTCCTTTGATGGTCTTTGCGTTCGTGAAGTTGAACAGGTTTTTCATATGCGTAGGAAGATGCGGCAGAGATACTCGCCCACGGTTGCCAGCCGTGAGCGAGACGCTCCGATGCGTTACGAGTTCTGGTTCGTGATGTCGTCCGTAGCGTCAGCAACGGTGCTGGAGTTCTCGATGGTCACGATGGGGTCGTCCTTGGAGACGGACTCCATGCGGAACTCGCGGATGCCGTTCTCGACTTCGCCGTTGAAGTCCAGAAGGAAAGCACCGCTCATCTTGCGGGTCTCCTCCTTGGCTTCATCGCTTTTGAGACGAGCGAAACCGTCGGCGTGGATACCGTAAGCCTTGGCGAGCAAGGACGGAACGCCCTTGACGAACTGATAAGCGGCGAGGCGAATGAGTTCGTGCTTCGTGATGTCGAAGCGGTGCATCCAGTCGCCAGCCTCTTTCGTGGTCACGAAAATGCTGGTGAAGGTGTACTCGCTGTTCGACTTGGACACGGCGAGAGCGGCGGACACGAACATCGTTTCACCTTCGTAGGTGTTGATGCTTGCGTACGGAGCGGTGTGAGTCCAGACGCAGGACGAGACGACCTCGACCTTGACGGCGTTCTGGAGCGTGAGGGAGAGCGACTTGATGTTGCTCATGGTTGTTTTGTATCACGATACTTGCCGCCGCATAGACCGACACGCCCACAGGTATATGGGTTAGTGGGCATGGCAGTTCCTGTCACCCAGCCACACGGCTGGATGCTTGCGTCTAACGAACAGGGGCGGCGGCTTTCTCGCTTACCCCTATTATCTCACACTTTCTGGATGGGTCTGGGCTGGTCTGGCCTCCGCAAACCCGAGCCACCCATCCCCACCTTTTATCTTGCTGACACCTTACTTCAGTGTGAGTTTTTTTGGAAATTAATTTTTCGGGACATCTTGGTTTGGGATGTCTATGACTTCACCCGAAAGCATTCTATTGATGTCCTCGTGTCTGACCTTTAGGCGATGTTCGGTGACCACGACAGGCTGGTCGTTGAGGGTCTGAACCTTGTCGATGAGAATGGCGAGAGCCAGAGGCATCTGGGTGATGGGCAGTTTATCAATCTCTGAGTCGAGCCTAGTAGCACCCTTCAAGATGATAGATTTAAACAACTCGCTGGTCTTACGCTTGTAAGTGCCGAGGTCTATGTCCTTGTCGCCCATCTCTTGACGGACGGCAACGACAGTATGTGAAGAGACACCGACCTTCTCCTCGATGTCCTTCTGGGTATGACCCTGCTCTGTGAGCCAGACAATTTCCTTCTTTTTTTCTGGCGTAATCTTTTCTAGGGTAACAGACTTTTGGTCATTCTTAACCCGCTCGTACTTAGACTCTGATTCCATAGCAACAAAATATGCAAAATTTACCAGAAAGTCAATGCTGGCTGGTCGCTCCTATCGAGCCGCCGACATCGACCCATCAAGCAAACCTACGGATACTGAAGACGAGGGAGGGGCGTATGTTTATAGGCAAGACAAAGAACAATAAAATCTCAAACTGGTCTAAGATGTTCGCCATGTTCATCCAGAAGCCAGATAAGCCAATAGAAGGGCCAGTTCGGATGTATATTAGACTTTATTATACTCCTCCCAAGTACCTTTTACCAAAGATTAACAAGTGTAAAATACTTGTAAAAACGACTAAACCAGATGTGGACAATGTTGTCAAGGCCATATTGGACGAGTTTACAAAATGCAAATACTGGGTTGACGACAGCCAAGTATGGGCAATAACAGTTGAGAAGTACTGGGCGGCTCAACCAAGAGTCGCCGTGTACATAGACCAAAACCAACAACCAACAACCAATGAGTAAGTCACTAGTATGTGAAATGTCGGAGAGCGAGTACCGCTCTCTTCCCGCCCTGAATGCTTCCCGCTTCAAGGCGTTCCACCGCTCGCCCTACCACTTCCTTAACCAGAAGGAGGTCGAGACCACCGAGGCCATGAAGATTGGCACTGCCATCCACACGGCTATGCTCCAGCCCAACCTGTACTCGTCCGAAATCGGCTATCTGCCCGATGTGGACGGACGGACGACTGAGGGTAAGGCCATCAAGAGGGCGTTTGAGGAAATGTACGCTGGCAAGACCATCCTTAAGGCGGCTTCCAAGGATGTCGTTGATAGGGCTTGCTCCGCCATCGTTCGTAGCGATGAGTGGGATGCCATCAAGGCCACCAAGTCGATGCGTTACGAGCAGGTGCTTATGTGCGACCTGTTCGGTACGGCCTGTAAGTCTCGCCTTGACCTTATCGATGTCGATGGAGGCATCATTCGGGACATCAAATCGTGTGACGATGCAAGCATTGTTCGGTTCTCCTATACAGTGAAGGACAGGCTGTACTGGCTACAGGCAGGGTTCTATACCTTGATGGCAGAACAGGTGTTCAACAAGCGGTTCAACTTTGAGTTTATTGCAGTCGAGACTAGCGACCCCAGCGTTGCCCTGTTTCACCCTGTGGACGAGCAGGAACTGCTGAAGTGGAAGCGTATCGTTGAAGGTTTGCTTCACCACTACAAGGTTTGCGAAAACACAGGCGTGTGGCATAAGCCTGTCTCCGCTCTCATCAAAGACCTGTACATCGGATGAGCAAGCCGTCATTCACTGGTGTCTGGATTCCTGTAGAGGTTTTCCAGATGGAAACCCTTACCATCACTGAGAAGGTGGTGTACGGTATCGTGAACGCCCTCGACAATGAAGAGGGCTGTTTCGCCTCCAACGGCTACCTTGCACAGACCCTGCAACTGAGCGACAGACAGGTCAAGAATGTCCTCAAAACGCTTATCGACTACCAGTTGGTGGTACGCATCGAACTGGACGGCAAACGCATCCTTAGGACGGTGGAGAAGCAGGCTCTGGTGGGTGCTACAGATTTCCTAGGGAGGGGGAAACCTATTTCCCCTAGGGGGGGAAGTAGACTTCCTACATATAGAATAGAAGATAAAAAAGAGGATAATAAAAAGGAGTTGGAGGTCGTGTTGCCTTATGGCGAGGAGTTCAAGGCCGCATGGAAGAAGTGGGAGGACTACAGGAAGCAGACCAAGAAGCCTCTGACGGCTATGACGAGGGTCGAGCAGGTCAAGATGCTGACCGACCTTTCAAACGAGAAACAGGCCATCGCCACGATTGATAAAAGCATTGCATTCGGCTGGCAGGGGCTTTTTGTGACCAAGCAGGACAACGCAAAATACAAAGCACCTCTCACCAACCAAGACCACGCCAATGGCTTCTAAGTGCATTCACTGTAAGGCAAACGCAGTACCTGTCTGGGACGCACGGAGCGAGAAGTTCAAACCTCTCGTGTCCGTGTGCTTGGACTGTTTTAACACCAAGGAACACCACGAGTGGCCTTTCATCTACAAGGATGTTTTTGAGAAAAACAACTGGCAGTTCCGCCCTGTTCACCCGAACACTCCTTCCGCCTTCTACGACACCATCGAGTCCAAGTTAGCACCCCAGATGCAGGAGGCTGTCAAGTCCTACGACCCAGCCAAGTCCTACCTGCTTCACGGCGTGACTGGCACAGGCAAGACCCGCACGGCTTGGCTCATGTTCAACCGTGGATGGAACAGCACCTATCCCAAGGTTAGCGAGTTCCTCACCATGCGGAAACTGGAGCAGAAGATTGAGGAGGGCTTTGAGAACAGGAAGCACGGCGAGGTTATCGAGCGTCTTGTCAACTGTGCCATCCTTGCGATTGACGACCTTGGTAAAGAACGCTTGACGGCTCGTATGGAGTCTGATTTGTTCGCCATCATTGACGAGCGTACATCGAATAACCGACCGACCATCATCACGACAAACTACAATGGCAACGGCCTTCTCGACAGGTTCGGCAACTCTGAAACTGGTGCGGCAATCATCCGCAGGATAAAGGATTACTTCACCATCTACGGAGCGTCCAAGGAATGAAAGACCACACAACTTCTCCCTTGCCAAGGGCGTGGTTCAACAACATTAATTTCACCCCCACCAAAATGGAAAACCAAAACCAAAACGACAACGGCCTCGTCATTGAGGTCAACAACGCAAAGAAATATGTCATCCTGCCCGATGGTCGGATGGCTCGACTGCTGAAGCCAGTCAAGGTCAAGAAGTACGAGTACTACTCCTACCTCAACGACCAAGGCAAGGCTGTCCGCATCAACAAGGAGAACAGCCGTCACATCAACGATGAAGTGGTCACGAGCAAGTAACCAACTCTGGACTAAAATCGATATGCAAGACGACACGCTCCCCAAGCCCAATCTCGCAGAACTGTACATTGCCCTAGGCAAGGTGCATGACGAGACGAAGGACATCGTAGCGGATGACTTCAATCCGCATTTTAAGTCGAAGTTCGCCAGTCTCTCGGCTCACCTGTCGTACCTGAAGCCAATCTTCAGCAAGCACGGCCTCGTGGTCATCCAACTGCCGACCTCTGAGTACCACGACAACGGCATCGGCATCAAGACCATCATCGCCCACAAGAACGGAACAAGCATCGAGTCCTCCTGCATCGTCCCTGTCGGTGAACAGGCTACTGGTCAACAGGCTGGTGCAATTCTGACCTATCTGAGACGGTACTGCTTGGCTTCCATCGGAGGTCTGGCTACCACCGATGACGACTGTGAAGTTGACCGTGTGGTCAAGACTGCGTCCGCTCCTGCCCCTGCCAAGAAGGCCGCTCCTGCGGCCTCTTCCGCCTCCATGATTGGCGTGAGCGTGGACTTCTCCCTCGCTGTGCCGTTCGGTAAGAACAAGGGCACTTCCCTCCAAGACCTGCCAGATGCCGACCTCGACTACTGGGCTAACAAGTGGGAGCCGAAGCCTTGGGAAAAGACTGGCAAGGTCGGAGCAAAGGACTTGTCCCTCAAGAAGTCTGCCCAAGCCCTCTGGGCGATGAAGTCTTCTGAAAGCGGCAATAGCACGGACGAACCCGAAGACCAAGTTCCGTTCTAATTAATCTGTCCCTGTAGTTCAATGGATAGAACATCTGCCTTCTAAGCAGAATATCTAGGTTCAATTCCTAGCAGGGACAACTTTGGGGTAGTAGTTTAACTAAAACGCTAATGCGGTGTATCCCAGCGGTACTGGTATGAAATGCAGGGTTCGACTCCCACGCCGTACACAGAGCATTAGATTATGGGTAAAGTCCCATCGCCCCTCCACTTTCCACCAATGAAATACGCACTCCTCCTCGCCTTGTGCATCCAAGCACAGGCTATGGAAATTACGGACGGCTTTTTGGATAAATTAGCCGTCATCGAGTCCAGCGAACGCTGTACTGCAGTCGGAGACAAAGGCCAAAGTCTCGGATGCTTCCAGATGAAGCGTGATGCTTGGGTCGATGCCTGTAAACGGAACTACGCCAACTGGGAGTACAGCAAGTCCAACGCCTTCAACTACCCTATCGCCAGACAGGTAGCCCAATGGCACTGCGAATGGATTGTCGAACGGCTCAAGGCAAACGGCATCAAGCCAACCCCTATCAGCATCTATATGTGCTACGCTATGGGCTTCAGCGGGGCTAAGAAGCACCGCTTCAACACCAACCTAGACTACCCTGCCCTCAATCGGGCTAGGGGCATCCTGTGAACCACACGAAACAGAACAGCCTAAAGGGGTGTGCCTATATGCTAGGCATCTCCGTAGAAGAACTCATCGATGTCCTCCACAACGCCTCCAAAATCAAGGAAATCCGTACTACCAGTGGATGTCCGTTTGTCCTACCTACTAGGGAAGGCAAGGAAGAGTCCCTTTCAGAAGTATGTGAGTCTTTCCGTCAAGGACGCAGAGTTGATTCTGACTGCTTTGAGGAACCGAACTATGCCAATCCCGATGAGTGTAAAAGAGCAGTCACCCAACTGAGTCAAGCCCTGCATTACTGGCAGATTGAAGCACAGCACTGGCACGGATGCTGGCTGAACACAATCAAGAAACCCTATGTCGGGCCTATTCCTCCGAATATGGGCATCTATGAAGCCAAGTAAAAAACTAGGCAACAAACGAGGACTATGCGGAAAAGGAAAACCATTCCAGAAGCAGGGGCTGACTCCAACGGAGCAGAAGAAAGTAGACCTGCACCAGAAGTGGGCAAAGGAGCGATGGGAATACCTACTCTCCCTCAACAAATGGACGAGGGTCTCGTAAGGTTCGGTGACATGGTGAAGGCCATGCAATACCTCACCGATGAGGTCACCAACCTACGCTATAAACTTCTCCAATACGAACTATGTCCAAAAAAACCAAGCCAAAGAAAATAAAATTCGTCATCGTATCTGATAACCACGGAGACATGGTCGATTGGGATGCGGCTAAAAGCCTGTTCGACTTCATCCAATGGTATCAGCCAGACGAGATAATACACGCTGGAGATGGGTTCGATTTCCGCTCCATAAGAGGCGGTGCTTCACTCAACGAGCAGTCGGAGTCGCTTGAGGATGACATCAAGTGGGGGAAGAAATTCCTCAGACAACTGAAGCCCACCAGATACCTCAAGGGCAACCACTGCGAACGACCAGAGAACATATTCTATGCTACCACAAATGCTATCGTTAAAGACTACTGCCATCATCTCATGGAAGACATTGACAACTTCCTTAAAGAGGTTGGTTGCAAGACTATTCTCCCCTACCACGCAGACGAAGGAGTGTTTCGCCTTGGGCCAGTGGCAATCGTACACGGATATACCGTCAACCGCTATTCAGTATCTGAACACGCAGAGTTCTACGGAGTGTCGGGTGGAGCGGTCACAATGGGACACCTCCATCGCATCGCCTGTGTCAACGCAAGAAAGCACGGAGGTGTCGTTGGATTTTGCGGAGGACACCTCTCTCGTAAGCGTGAAATGCGTTATAGCAAAAACCGACTGGGAACGAGTGAGTGGGGTACTGGCTGGCTCTGCGGATACATCCAAGGCAACGACTGGAAAATCTGGCAGATTCACCGTGTTGGTGACAAGTTCATCTACCCTCAAGACGCACGATGAAACCAAAGGTAAACTTCACGGAGTTGGTGAACGAACTGAACATTCGTCATCGGTACAAGCCAGTGAAGGAAGAGCCGATGCCCAAAGGATTCTTTTCATCCGCAGAGATGGCGAAGAAGTACAACACTGTCCAGCGTGTTTCTCAAAGATGGATTTCATTCATGATGGGAGCAAACGCACTAGAGGTAAGGTTCGTAAGAAGAAGAATAAACGGAGTGTTCGTTAAGAAAATTCCTGTCTATAAATTCAAACACAAAGCCGATGAGAAAGAGTTCAAAAGCAGACTTAAAAGAAAACGATGAACTGTACAAGGGGTGCATCTTTTTGACCCCTAGGGAATGGATGGACAACGCCATCACAGGCAAGTGCATCAACACTGGTGGCATCATCTACGACTACGACAGCCTCATCGAGGTCTACATGACCAAGGACGGCATAACCTACGACCAAGCATCGCAGGTGGTGGACTTCAACACGGAGCGAGCCATCCCCTATATGCCGACCCCACGGCCTGTCATCCAGAAGGAAGAGATTGACATCGATGACGAGGACTACGATGAAGATGACTTAGACTGACCTACACACCTATGGTGTAACGGTAGCACAGGAGATTTTGATTCTCCTTGTCTAGGTTCAAATCCTAGTAGGTGTGCGTTCTTTGTGGGAGTGGCGAAATGGTAGACGCATCGGACTTAAAATCCGCTCGCTGTGGGTTCGACTCCCACCTCCCGCACAATTTCACGGCAGTAACTCAATTGGCAGAGTGTCAGTTTTCCAAACTGGATGTTGCGGGTTCGACCCCCGCTTGCCGTATTTCAGAGGGTTGGCAGAGTGGTCTATTGCGGCAGTCTTGAAAACTGCTGGGTGTAACAGCCCCATCCGTTCAAATCGGATACCCTCTACTCTCGATTGGGGTGTGTAGTTCAAAGGTCAGAACATTCTGCTCATAACGGACAAGATGCTGGTTCAAGTCCAGCCGCACCCACCAATCGCTACTGCGTCCCTAAGGGAAGAACGCAGTAACTTCATACAGGGGCTACCAAAGGTAACAACGCTAACCCTCCCTTAACCCCACTATGCGGCAATCACTCTGCCGTTGCCAGACTCCATGTCAAGAGACATACCAGAGGAGCAACGCCTCAAGCAGGATTGCACACGCAACCATAACAGCACCAGCCCTTTTGAGAAAAATAATCGGAGAGAATGCTACCACCAATACCCCAGATAACAGTAGTCCTAGACAAGCCAACGACGCTTGGAGGATTAATTTTGTTTTACGCTCTTCTCGCAGGTTGCGTTCTGCTTCTTCTCGTATTGCGACTGCTTCAGTTAGTAGTTTGTCTTTTTCTTCTACTTGTGCCCACAGTTTGTTGGTTTCTTCATAGACCTTAGCGGCTCTGTTCTTGTCTTCCTCTGCCGCCTTGAGGTCTTTCTCTCGGATGATGCGTTCGTACTCCTTGATGATTGCGTCCGTAGGCTTGCTGATACCGCTCAGTCTTTCGACTTGCCCTCTGACAATTTCTTTAGGCACTCCAGCAGGGAGGGTAGGAACGACAGCAGTGAGAGCAGAAGCAGACTCAGAGACGACTTCTTCGACCTTCGTGATGTATTTGTCCTTTTGCTCATTGTTGGAAACTACGACTGGCGGTTTGTCTTTCTCCCAAATGGCACAACCAGATTGAGTAAAAACCAGTATTGTTAAAACCAGTACATTAATTTTGTTCATCGGCTTGGGCTTTTTGTAAAAATTTAGAGCGTAGCCAATTGAATAGTTCGGGTGATAAAGACCCAGACACGGAACACAAAACAGTCTTATAAAAGGGGTCTAGGCTTGTCTGGTGGACGGAGAAGTAGCAGATGATGCCTACTATAGTTCCTGCCGCCACCTTCCGTATCCAGCGTGTCGTGTTGTACTTCTCATCGGTAAGGATGAGTCTAGCCAACATACCAAGACCGCCTAGAATGCCAAACACCCAGCCAGTTTTCTTGAACTCTTCTAGGATATGTTGGATGGATTGGTCATCATTCATACTGTTTCATCTCCTGTTTAAGGATTTCCTCAACCGCTTCGTACTCATGGTAGGTCTCAGCCATGAAGACAGACGCAGGGTTGAAGATACGGAATATGCTCCTGCCCTTGTCGTCTATCTTGATGATGGTATACTTGAGTCTGTTCCTCACGATGACCCAGTCCTCGAAAGGCTTGTCTGTGCTAGGGCCAGAGGACTGGATGATGTCAAAGTTAGACACATCGCTGACGGTCTTCTCTTCTGGTGACTGGCTTCTGGCTTCTTCAGTCTTAAGGGCTTGTCCTTGAGTCGTGGCGTTCTCTTCCGTGGCGGCGTTGGGGTCAACGACAGGCTTGTCCGACTTGCGGCGAACCCACAGTTGGTGACCATCCTTGCTTCGGCGTTGCTCAAAGTACTTGGAGATGATGCCCTCCTTCTGGGGGGTGATGAGCATGGACTTGGTTCTGGTTCTGCCATTGGCATCCCAGACAAGGTATCCCTTCTCTCCGTACTGACCGATACCTTCAAGTTTGTCCGCCATCAGTTGTCTGAAGAACGGCTTACCCTTGTTCTCCATGTACAGGTTCAGAACCTGCTCGGAGAAGTGACCAGCGTTAGACCAGTTGATGAGCAGACCCTGTCTAGGGTCTTGGGTAGGCAGTGACTGCTCCCCGACTCTGAACTCGTCAAACTTTGTTTTACCTCCCTCAATCATGTCGGCGGCTCTCTTCACACGCATGACATCGTCTTCAAATAAGCGTATCATGACCTGTGCTTCAGTCAGATTGTCCGTTGAAGCAAAGCGTGTCGTAGGTATCTCGTGAACCTTCTGTCCGCTCGGAGTATTGAACCGCTCTCCCTTGAAAAAGATGGTGAACCGTTCTCCAGTCTTACCCTTTTTGTCGGTAGTAACCTCACGCTTGATGAAGTATCTTCCGTCTATGGTGTCTCTGAAGTTGGGCTTGTTCTTGTTGTCCCAATCGATGGAGGTACTTCCGTCCTTGTGCTTCCGCAGGTCTGTAATCCTAAGGTTGTCCTTCATGGACAGCAGGTTATCAAGAGCGAACGGACGAGTGCTGATGAAGCCCTGTGCGTCACGCTTGTACTTGATAAGGGATGCCTCCGTGGACAGAGCCTCGGCAAGAATGTGGTTAATTCTAGCCCACTCGTCCTTGATGATGGTGTCGCTTTGCCCGAATGAAAACTGCTCAAGGGAAGCATCATCAAGGATAGCCTTGTTCTTCTGCTTGTATCTTTTCTTGGTCTCACGAGCGGCTTGGATGTTTGAACGCTCGTTGTCCTTCATCATCTGGGTGATGGTAGGCATATCCAAGTTGAACCGTTCCTGCGGAGGAAGGTTCTCATACATCTGCTTGATGGAGTAGTTACGCTCTATGCCGAACAGCGAGTCCTCGGTATGTCTTGCGACTTCCTGCTTCCAGATGTCCATGAAGCCCTGCATACGCACGAGCGTGTCGATGGGCAGGTGACCAATGTCACTTCTGGTGGCGAACGGAGACTTCTTTCTTGCGAGTATGGGTCTAAGTTCCTTCGGGGTGACATCAGAAACGCCAGCGTCGATGTACTTCTGAACCTGTTCTTCAGACCATCCCTTCTTCTCTGCGATTGCGTAGATACGAGCGATGTCATCCTTGGAAAGCGTGGTGTGGATGCTGTCTCTGAAGTTAAACTTCTCACCCTTAGTGCCGACAGGAACGACTCCGTTCTTCATCAGATACATGGCCTGTTCAAGCACCTCGATTGTGTTGAGGCTTCTGTCAACTGCGTCTGGGTTCTCTTCTCTCCACTGCTTGAACTCAGCATCTGACATCTGTTTCAGTTTCTTCAGTGCGACTTCTCTGATGCCAGCATTGTCCGTAATCAAGTCCAGTGCATCCACAACGAACGAGCGTACGAAACGCTCCTTCTCAGTGGCTGTCTTGAGGTTATCCATTATTCCGTTCGTGAACGCCTCGTGCTGTTTCATCTTCTCTTCGGGCACTCTGTTAATCTTGTCGGCAAGAAGGCCGTTGGCAGACTCCCTAGGGAAGAAGAACTTTATGAGGTGTGCGTCAGCCGCAGACATCGGCATGGACGGATTTTTCTCGTGGTACGCCCTCTTGGCATGGGCAAAGTGGATGTAGTCGGCAAGGAACACAGGTCTCTTGGAGTTTCTTGCATCCTGTCTGACGAAATTCCTTTGCTCTCCGCCTATGGTAGAAGAGGGTGCGTCATTTCCAGAGATGACTCCAGCGTTATGCGTACCCTCGGTGTAGGATGTGCTTAAGTCCCATTGTCTCCAAGAAGACTGGAACAGGTCACTGCTAATCTCTGGGAAAGAGTAGGCGATGTACTGCGTAGAAGGGTCAGCAGGGTTAATCTCGACCCTAGAGTCCTTGATGTTCTTGAGGCCAAGGTTTCTGGCAAAGTCATCATACTGTCTGAACAGTTTTGTGATGCTGGACTTACGCAGTTTCTCTATCTCACGGAGACGCTGTCTGTCCTGCTTGGTGTTTCTTCTGGCGATGGTCTCTTGGTAGTCCAACTGTTTGTACTCAGCCACGAGACGCTTGAACTCTGCAGGAGCGTTTTCGTCTCCAGCCTTTTTGAGTATTTTTTCGTAGCGGCTTTTGAGGGCTTCCTTCTGGCCTCTAAGTTTCTTGAGTTCAGCCTCAAGTCTCGGGATGTCCTTAGGTATCTCGGCTCTATACTGTCTAAAGAACGGAAACTCAGACTGTATGTCCGTGTTCATGTCCACCAGTTCTATGCCTCTGTGGGCAAGGTTGAGCCTGTTGGCTACGATGGCAATCTTCTCTACCGTCTCGTCCAGAGCCTTGACCGTATCCTTGAGGGCGATGCCGTCTTTGCCAAGGGAAGAGAGCAGTTCCTCGTCCTTAATCATCTGGACTGCCTCGTTGTGGTCTATGCGACCTTCCATGATGTCAGTGTCCAGTTTCTTGATGAAGTCTCTGTTCTTCGGTTCGTTAGCCCATCTGAAACCCGCTTCACCAAGGTTCTTTTCGGTAAGTTTGTTACGCAGATGGTGGTGGATGGATATGTCCGTGTTGGCAGGGGTCAACTCTATGCCAAGGATGTTCTTAATCGAGATGTCTCCCTGTGAAATGCCAGCATCGTAGTAGTTCTTAAGATTGATAAGCCTTGCCTTGAACTCTTCAGTGTAGTCCTTGACGGTTCTGTGGTACTCATGTCCTTTACCAAGAACATTGTCCACATCCACAAGGTATGACGGCTCTCCGTAGGTGACTCCCTTGCCCTGCGGACGAGATGTACGCAGTTTGTTGAAGTCGAACTTAGAGACGACATCAAAGTCGTGCAGTTTTGCGGCTTCAATGAACGACCTTTCAGCCGTTACCTTTATGCCCTTGGCTTGCAGGTATCTCTTGGAAAGGAAGTCTATTTTGCCCTTGATGCCAGACAGGTCTTCATCTCTTCCGTACAGACCATCGTGCATCTGAGTCCACTTGTCCTGCAATACGGCAAACTTGTTTCCGTTTTCTATGAACGACCTCTGAAGTTGTTCAATCATGCCTACCACATTTCCATCCCTCGGGACAGCCATACGATATTCGTCAAAGTCTATTTCTTTAGACTTAGCAGATATACGATACATGAGTTCCTCAACACGCTCTGGACTAAAGCCTTTCATCTTATCCAGAACCTTCATCTCGTGCAATTGAACAGCCGCCGCAAGATGCATGGCCTCGGCTTCGTCAGCCGCCAGTTCAATTTCGTCTAGTTCGCTCTTGATACGCTCTATAATCTTAGACTCTTCAAGCGGCTTCTTTCCCTTAAGTCGCAGTTCGTTATTAATACGAGTCTTTTCGTTTCTGTAGAAGCCTCTCTGCTGTTTCTCAACTTCGTTAAGTTCAGCCATCAGTTTCTTAATCTGAGGGATGATGCTGTCTGCGTGAGTTCCTTCTGCAAGGAGCGTACCAAGTCTGTTCATCTCAGTAAGACGCAGACCGTTGATGAACTGGTTGAAGTTCTTGAATGAAGACTCCGCAAACTTCTCAAAAGCCTCACTGGAATTACGACCCTTGTTGGTCGCCATTCTTGCGAGTTCTGCATTACGCTCCTTCAGTGAGCCAAACTGAGTTGTGATGATTTCTGCTCCGTACTTTTTGTCTATTATGAACGAGAAGCCCAAGTCTTGGTTCTTAAATCTCTTGAGTCTGGTAATCTCGTCTCTGAGTTTAACCTTCTCGTCAATCGTCAGTTCTTTCTTCTTGTCCAGTTTGTCGCTCTTCTTGACACCGCTGTCGAGTTGTTCGCTAAGAGAGGCTTGTTCTGCCTGTAACTGCTCCATACGCTCAACGCTTCCGAACTTGTTGTCACGGAGGATTTCATCGACCTTTTGCAGACGCTCTTCCAACTTGGTACGCTCAAACTCGGTTATAGGTCTGGTGGCGTTAGCCTTACCAGATGCAAGTTGCTCCTCAAGTTGCTTAATCTTTGCACCGACATCGTAGCCCATCTCTGCGTTGAATATTTCCTGTGCAAGGAAGTAGTCTCCGTTTCTGAAGAGTCTGAACTTGTCGCTTGAGACTTCGCCTGTGCCTCTGGACTGCTTGGCAACCGCAAGGATAAGGTTCTTCATGTTGCCTTTAACCTCTTGGTACGGCCCCTCAATCAGTTGTTGTGCAGGGATGTCTCCAGTTCCAATCTTGTTGCGAACAGTCTGGGTTGCTTCCTGTAGGAACAGTTCAACCGTTTCGTCTATGACGCTCAGAGGAACATCCTTAAGAGACTTCTCCCCTGTCTTTTTATCAACTTCTTCTGTTCTAAATTTGTACTCTTTTCTAGACAGAATATTTCCGTCCTTGTCGTACATGGCAAGGGTTCTCTTGGTGTCTCCAGCAAGTTGTGTCTCAAGAACCGTAAGGTGCGTACCATCAAAATTCCAAGCCCTCTGCACATTCTTTACGACACCGTTTTCGTGTACGGCAATGACACCGTTTGTCTTAGAAATGTCCGTAGGCTTCCATCTGACTCCATAGAAACCTTCCTTCTCAAGTCGGTTGATGGACTCGATGTAGTTACGCTTTATCGACTCACGGATTTTAGCAAGGCTCTCCTTGCCTCCGCTGTCGTAGAAGGCATACAGTTCAACGCTTCTGGCAATGGCTTCTGGAGTACCAAGTTCGATGAAGCCCTTTGCGGACTCGTCATACAGTTTGGCTCTAATCTTATCCAGCACATCGGGGTTGATGTCCTTAATGTGGTAGGCGGACAGGAAGTCCATGATGCGTTGCTTGGCATCGTCAGAGATGATGTTGTCAACCTCTCTGGTCTGTCTGTCCCAGATGGCTCTGGCCTCGTCAGCCTCAATGGCTATGTTACGCTTTGATGCGACAACAGCCTCGTAGGCGTTTACGATTTCCATCATATCCTTTCTGGCGTATCCTCTGTCCGTCTTGATGAGAGTCTTGGCGAACCCGATGTTTCGTTCCATGAACGCTTTCATCATCTTGTTCTTTGCGTAGGTGGACAACACAAGGTTGTCGTCACCAAGTCTGCCTGTACCAAGGATTGAAGCGTCAGCCAAGAAGACCAACTGCTTCTGGCGTTCAGCCATATTGTCTATGAGTCCAGCGATGCCTTGGTTCTCTCTAAGAACCCTAGCGATTACAGCCTCAGATATGGACGCTTTGTCAGATATGCCCTGTCTGATGAGTCTTGCCTGTTCTGCAGTAAGACCACCCATGTCTTTTCTGACTTCAGCAACCCTCATGTTTGCCTCTTCCTTCTTACCAGCCTCGACCTCCTTGTATAATTGACCCCACTTTTTGTAATTCTTGAGTGCCATGTATTCGGCCTCAGACATTTCAACCCAGTGACCAAGTGACGGTATACCAGTCTCAGCAAGCGTCTTGGGGGTGATGCCATACTTGCTGGCGTTCTCTATGAGAGCAGAGTCAGCAGTAATCGAAACCTTTGGGATGTATGTTTCCCTTCCGAACGGAGCAATAAGTTTGGTCTCCATTGAGCCAACGCTCTGTACATAGGACGCAAATCCGTCCATTGAGTACTGGGCAATTTGTTCAAGAACCTCAAGCGGTGCGTCTTGAAACTTCTCCTTAAGCACACGAACCATACGAGGAGTCATAGCCTCCTTAAACCTCTTGTGCGTCTCTGTCGTAAACACCTTCTCGTCCTTAAGGTACTTCAATGCATCATCGACCAGAGTCTGGTTGAAGTTGATGGTATCCGTTAGGCTTTTTTCAGTAATCTGTTGTTCAAACTTCGTTCTAGGAACGACATTTCCTTGGTCATCAATCTTATACTTGAGCAGGGCTGTGATGTCATCAGAGCCAGCCCTCTTGACCTGTTCTCGGTACTTGTCCGCAATGGTCTTTGCGGGTTGGAACATGAAGTCATTCGCACCCTTGACCTGTCTGTTTTCGACAAACCGTCTAGACTCAAGGATTGCAACGGAACTGTACTCGTGACCGCTGATAGGGTTGTGGTTCATGTAGCCAACGGACTCTATTCCGTAGTCTCTGAACAACTTCTTGCTGGTAGCAGTCATCAGCCACTCATCCATCGTAGGCATGGAAGAAGAGATGGCATCAGTGTCTCTCTGGAATAAGTCAAAGATACGGTTTCCGCTCTCATCTTTCATGCGGAGCATATCCTCCATGACCTTTCCGACAGGAGTTCCTGTTGTCTCCGCTATGCGTCTGGAGACCATATCGACAGCCGTACGCATATCCGTACCGAACGGAATGTCTGAGATGTCTAGGTGCGACTGAGAGTCGATGTACCCGACACGCATCTGCTTGTCCTCAAAGAACCCAGCCTCATGGATGTCGGGGGTAAAGTGAAGCCAGCCGTTCTTAGATGTGTACTGGCTACCTCTTAGTGAGGGAATTGCAAACTCCATCTTGTCGGCAAGACCGTCGTCTACATAATCGAAAACTCTTGTGCGGTCTGTACGCACCTGTATCTCTGAAGACGGAGTACGGAGGGCATAAACGGCAATGTGTTCGCCTTCCTTATTTCTGTAAACCGTGTCCTTGATGATGTGTCCAGCACCGTACGGAATGATGTTTCCGTTGTTGTCTCTGCGGGTGATGGCAGGAGAGAAGTTGGCCTGTGACCGCTTGTACGCTTCGTTATGGTCATATCTGAAGCCCTCTCCGTTCTCAGCCACAATCTTGGACATTCTGTCCACACGGAAATTCTTCATTACCGTGAAGGTCTCTGGCATAGCATCACGCATCTGGAAGTCCAGAGGGGTGTTCTTCCAGCGTCTTTTCTTAGCCATCTCCTTTGTCGGGTGGTATCCGATGACAGCGTTGACGATATCTCGCTTGAGGGCGGCATCTCTTTCTCCTCCCTTTCCTCTTGAGAACAGTTTCAGTCCAGCCTCTGCATGATTGCCAAGGCTGTAATTGCTCAATAGAGCCTTGACCGCTTCTCTGAGGTTCTGCTGTGTTGTGAACAGGTTTCTGACACCCTTGTAGTGGAGGTCTCCGTCATCTATCTTGTTGTAGATGAAGTCTTCTCTACGCAGGTAAGCATCCCAGTCGAACACTTGTACGAGCAGTTTGGCTTCTCCAACCGTGTACTTCTGTATGCCATCCTTCGGCTTACCCTTAGGCTTGGTCTGGAAGTACATATTGAGTTCAACAGGAACGAACCTGCGTTGCTCGATAAAGTAACCCTTTTCTCTTCCATCATCGGTGGACTTCTCCATCGTGATGACGGTAGAACGTACGATGTTTGAAACCATGTCTGTTCTTCCGACTCTTGAGGTCTCGATGACCAAGTTAAGTTCACGGAGTCTGGTGGCAGTAGCCTTTCCAAGATACTGTTCAAACAGGCTGAGTTCCTTGGGGGTAGCCAGTCCAGTAATTCTGACACGAGGGTTACCCTGCCAGAAGGACTCCCAGAAGTCTCCAGTCTTTTCAAGACTCCATCTGCCGTCTCCTACCTCTCTCTCGACCTTGCGAGGTTTGCCGCCCTTCTTAGGGCCAAGTTCTGCGAGGTCTGAGGCAGTAACACCAGTCTCAGCCAGTTTCTTTCTGTGCTTTAAGAACCAAGCCCTCTCCTTGTTGACATCGATTACATCAGAAGGCTTTGTCGCTTCTGGGAGAACTTCCTTCTTAGGCTTCTTCTTAGGCTTGGCTGGCTGGTATCTGGCAATGCTTTCGCCCTGCTCGTTCATCAGTTCAAGTTTAAGACCACGGTCTGACGCAGGAAGAGCCATCAGTTCGTCTGCAAGTCCCGCTATTCTGGCGGACATCTCCTTGTTCACCTCTGCCTCAGTCTTTTTGGTCATAGAGCCAGACTCAATGTCTGTCTTTATGAGGTGGTCGAAATCGCTGTTAAGAAGGGTGTGGTTGTCTGCGTACTTCTTGTTGTTCAACGCCCAACCGTCATACATACCTTGTCCAAGTTCCTTCACATAATGCTTCATCAACCGCTCAAGCATAGGTATTCTGACTCTCTGCTTGGTCGTCTGGTCGATAAGGAACATATCGGGCGTGTCGCCCTTGATTAACTGAACGCCAGCCTCCTGCAGGTCTTTAGCCATCGTGTTGCGATAGAAGTCCTTCGCACCCTGTATCGCATTTCTGACAAGACCAAGGTCTCCTCCCTTGAGCAGGTAGTCCAGAGGCTTGTCTTCTACGAACCTGTTCCAGTAAGAGGCTAAGAACTCCTCAAACAAAGCGTTAAGTTCTGTGGCCTTCTCTCCACCCTTGAACCGCTCAATGGCTTCGTTGAACTTCTTGTACATACCAGACATATTCTCTGGCGTGTGACCGCCAGTTTCCTTGTCTAGGTTGAAGTATTGGTCTCTGAATTGCTCAAGAAGTGAAACAGCCTTGTCCTTAGGCATTCTGTACAACGCACCAAGGTTGTTTTCCGTGCCGACAAGGGCATCTACTGCGTGTTTTGTGAAAGCCTTTCCGTAACGCTTGGTAAGAAGAAGGCCGTGGAAGGTCTCTTCCGACACAGCAGACCTAGCGGCTCTGTCTGCGTTGATAAGAATGACGGACTTTCCGTCCTTGTCTTTAAGAAATGTTATGCCACCAAACTCTGGGTTGGCAAGGTTCTGTCTTTCGTAAGCATCAAACTCGGCACTCGTAGACATCTCCTTAATCTTCTTCTCCGTAAGGATACGGATAGGGTCATCTGGAAGCAGACGCTCGGCGGCGGCAATCTTAGACATGACGCTAAGTTGTCCCTGCGTTCCTGCTTCAGTGTGAGCATTCTCAAGAAGACGCATAAGTCCTTCTTGGTTGTGGAAGTCGTAGTGGCTAGTAGCCCAAAGGAACTGCTTGACCGTATCTCTGACAGCATCTCCACCAGAAACGGTATTGTGAAGTACGCCTATCTGGTTGAACGCAGAACCGATGACAAAGCCAGTTCCAAGTCCGTGGTAGAGACCTTCTTCTCCGCCAAAGGCAAAGCCGAAAGCACCACCATACATGGAAGAGTGAAATCCAACCTTAGTCGTATTCGTAGCCCACTGAACAAAAGGAGAAGCGTTTGCCGCCCAGAATGTAGCGACTTTTTGAATAGGCTTGCTGGTAGACTCAAGGGCGACACGCTCCGACAGTGTCATACCTGCAATCTTGGGTTCTTCTGCGGCTAACTTTAATGCAGTCTCTCCAAGACGACCAACACCCTCTGTCAGTTTAGCCGCACCCCAGACCATCGTGACCTTAGCCCAAGCAGGAATGGTTACTTGGTTTACGCCAAGACCTCCTTCGGCGGCACGAACAAGACCTTCATTACCTTGGATTTTACCCTGTCCTGTAATATGGTGCTGGTGACCAGTCATGTCTGTCATGACCTCTCCGACACCCTTGTCAACCTTGGCAATCTTGGATGAAATCCACTCGCCTCCGTCTCCAAGTTTACCGAAACCTTCTGAGGCTTTCTTGAGTGCAAACGCACTGGCCTTCGTTAGATTTTCGCCAAGACCGACAGCCGCAGTAGCACCACGGAGACCCTTTGCGATTGCAGACTCTATTCCAAGGTTAGGAATAAGCCAAGAAGGGTCTGCGACATAAGAGACCGCTTGAACAACAGCAGGGTTGGTCAAGTCTAAGTCCATACCTCCGACATTAATCGTAGGAGGAAGAATTATGCCCTCGTTCTGGTCTTTATGTATCATCTGCCGAACCTTGAGAGCCTCTTGGTATGACAGGTATTCGTCTTCTGGAGTGCTGTGGTTGTTGAACAACATCTTGCTCAACCAAGAGTTCTTGTCGTACTTGGCCTGTTCGTACATATACAGCCAGTTCTTAGTTCCAACAGCCGCACCTTCGATGCCAGAACCAACAACTTTAGGAACTTTAAGTGTAACCACATCTCCAGCAAGTTCGTACGCACCAGTAGCAAGGTCTGTGGTAGCCGCACCAACGGCTTCTCCAACCGTCTTCCACATGGACACCTTCTTTTCGTCCATGAACGCCTTATACTTCTTATAGTCCTCAAAGGGCATGACATACCCAAGATGACCATAACGCTTGTCCATCTCCGCCAGATACTGTCCCTTGAACTCGTCTGGTATCTGGTCTGGTATTTCTGCGTCTTGCTCTTTCGTCAGAGGAACTTCTGGGTTTGAAATAGCCTCTTCAGTCGGGAGTCTTAGTCCCTGCTGTGCGGCATATCTCTTGAGTTCTTCTGAACTAGAATAGGTAATTTCGGACATTATTTCTTCGGTTCGTTATACTTGTTGTAAATATCTGGATACTTGTCCTTTAGGCCAAGAACAATTTGCTCAATTCTCTTGGCGGCTTGCTCCTTAGACATACCACCAGCAAGACCCTTTGTTGGCTTAATTTCAATACCTATCGCATCTGCCTTTACCTTTGCAGAATCTGCTATGAGGCTTCTTGTAAGTTCAAGCGTCTCAATGGTTTTGTCAACATCCTGTAGGTTTCTCCAGAATGTAGGTTCAGCCATCATGTCTCCAAGTCTTTGAGCGTCTTTTTCAGTTTCTGTACCCGGAGCAATGAAGTTCTTTCTGAATGTTTCAAGACCTCTCTGGTATGTCGTGTATTCAGTTTCCCATCTCGCTCCAATAAGAGGAAGGTTTTCATACCACTTCTTTTCCTTCCATAGGTTTACCATGTTGTCGATGTACTTGTCAGCCTTGTCGATGTCGATTGTGAGTTGTGTTAATTCCTCCTGTGCCTTTTCTGCGTTAATAATAGGCAGTTCAGACATCGGGTCTTCCTTGTTGTTTGTCTTGGCTCTGAAGACATAGTTTCCGTAGGTTCTTCCTTCACCAACGAACTGACGGAAGTAATTGTTTGCACCTTGACGCTTTATTCCAGCCTCAGTCGTAGGAGTTCTAGTAAGACCCATTCCCTCCAGTTCGTCCTGCGACTTTGTATTACCCTTTTCATCGGTATACATAACCTTGCCGCTATCGGTCTGCCATCTTCTCATTCCGCCAAACAGACCAAACACCTTGTAGGCATCGTCTCTGGTCATCGGGAACGGCTGGTTTCTATCCTTGAATACCTTAAAAGCAGAGTCGTAAGCCTCATCAACCATTCTCTGGTCTGTCTTGTAGGCGACAATCTCCTTTGATGTGCCGACAACACTCTTTTCTTCAGAGATAATTCTGACACCAGTCGGGGCTGTTCTAGGAACAGGTTTAGCAACCTCTGGCTTGATGCCAAGGCTCTTACCAACCGCTTCTTGGAACTGCGTGGTATTGGAATATCTTACGGCTATGTCATATCTGGCTGTGTCCAGTTCAACATCCTTATTCTCACCCTTGGCTGAAGCGTTCCACTTAAACTGGTGGTCAATCGTAGCCCTTTGCTCTGGGAAGTTTCTTATCAACTGTTCATACACACCCTGCACGAACTGTTTCTTGTTCTTTGATGTGTTGTTTACGGCAGGTATGGTCGGGTCAAACTGTGCATCTCCAGACAGCGTCCGTGCTATGGTCGTAGAAAAAGGAGTAACTTTCTGTTCTCCAGTTGCAGTAACATCTTCAACCTTGAGACCGCTTTCCTTAAGGAACTTGTCGATGTCATCGTACCAGTCGTACATATTATCTGGCGTTTCAAGCCAGCCAGAACGAACTTCCTTCTGTCCTTTGACTGTGACCTTCTCAGTAGGGACGATACCCTGTCTTGTCTGTATCATCAACTCCCTAGCCTCTTCCGTGCTTAAGGCTCTCTCGGTAGATTTAGCCTTAGCACCAGCAACCCTAGCCTCCGCTTCAAGCAACTTAAGTCGAGCAGGGCCAAGTACCTTTTCTAAACCAAATCTATCTCTTTCAAGTTGCAGTTTTAGTGCATCAAGTTCGTCGCCCTTCTCACCACGAGCAATACGCCATTCAAGGTCTCTTACTCTAAACTTAAAATCCTGCTCTTGTGCCGTTACTCTTGATTTTGCTTCTTCTCGTGCAAGTCTTAGTTTTTCTTCTTCAATCTCAAGACCTCGCTCTTTAGCCTTTCTATTAAACTTGTTCTCATCGTCCTGCTCAAACTTTGAATGAACGGTCAAAAACGATGTAAGGTCAGTCGTTGAAACGCCATCGACTCCGTCTGGCTGTTTCTGCGACTTTTTCCATAGTTCAACAATGTGCTGTGGTGCATCAGCCTTAGGCTTGTACGAAATCTCTCCAGTGGCATCATCCTCTGGGCCGTCCTGCTCCATGTACTGTTTAAGCACACTGTTGGCAAGGTATGAAGCCTTTGCCTTTTCTTCCTGTGTCTGCTGGTACTTATCAAGTCCTTCTGCGACATTTTTGCCAAACCCAGCAATAGCATTGGCAGTTTGTTCTGCAATTGCCCCTGTATACGGCAGGATGTTAATAGGTTGAACCTGTTCGTTTTGGTATCTTTGAAATGGTGAAGCCATAAAATTAGTCCTTCATGTAGGATAGTGGAGTCTGGTCAGCCCAAGGATACCTAGAAGAAGCGTTTTCAACAACTCCCTTAAACTTGGGACAATAAACAAATTTCTTAGCATCTGTCCTTCTGTCGATGCAAGCAGTACAAGCGTGGACATAGTCTGCGTTAAAAGACCTGTCAGCCTTTTCTCTGTACTTACCATCTACTTTCTCATACCTGTCTTTGTCCCAAGGGACATTGTGTGCCTCAATGTATTCCCATATGTCATCGTGAGACCAGTCACGAAGAGGAAACATAAAATTCATCCATCCTTGTCCAAAACGGCTGTTAATTCTAGTTCCAGCGTCACCACCAAGGATAGGGTCACTGTCACATCCCTTGTGTCCAACCCATAGCATATCCCAGTTTGCTTGCAGACCTAGTTGTTTAGGACGATTAAGAATGTCAATTGCACAAACCCACGGCTTTCCTTCTACAGGAGGAGTAATCCCAGTAGGACAGGTAATGGTAGATGTGTTAAGAGCGTAAATATTTTGAACCTCAAACTCATCATCTGTCTGTTGAAACAGAGAATTGCACGGACTCCAAGAATAGACTTCAAGTCCGTAGTCAGCGATTACTTTGTTTTGAAACGAGTACTTGGATGGTTGCCACGGTTCTTTGAAAAAAACAACAGGCATCTTAACGCCAAGAGTATGGAGAATGTGCAAAAGAACCATAGAGTCCTTTCCTCCAGACCAAGCCAATACGGACTTATTAGGAACTGAGAGGCCAGCCCTAATTAAATCAATTGTTTTTTCCAATTTGTTCATTAAATAAATGAAACAGCGGCGGCCCCACCTGCCTTACTTCCAAGAAAAGAACCAGCCGCACCAATAAGTCCACCCATCAAGCCACTGCTGGCCTGTGCGTTTGCGGTAGCCGCTTGCATCGCCATATTCTGATTTGCGGCAACAAGGTTAGCATTATACTGAGACTCTGGTTGGAGATATGCAGGGCCAAGGTTTTGGTTGTATTGCATTGACATACCCGCAAGACCCATCGGGGAAAGAGCAGACATACCGCTTTGAACAAGCGGAGACCCATACTGTTGGTATGCGTTTCCTGATATAGTCATATCGTTGCCGAGAACAGTGTTAGAGAACATTCTGGCTCTATCTTCACGCTGTAGACCCAATTGGTAACCGCCAAGAACTTCCGCACCTATGCCACGATTAGTATTTCCAAGACCTCTGGCTGTAGCCGCCGCACGAGCCATCTGCTGTGCCTGTGTCTGCATTTCTGGCGTAAGACCCATCCCAGCATCAAGGTCTGACATGGCCTGTGCCCTCATTTTGTTCTGAAGAGCCGCTCCACCTCCAAGACTAGCCTCATATGTCTGTCGAGAAGACTCTGCAATAGGTGTCAAAGCACCAGCAAATTCTCTACCATACTGGGACAGCAGAGCAGAACTATCGCCCATTACCTCTCTATAAAAACTCTTAAGGTTGTCTGCCTGTCCAAGCATCTGCTCCTTCTGCATTGCTTGCCACTGAGGTATGAGTCTCCGCTCTGCCTCCATCATTTGAGGAGCAAGGTCTATCTGTGCCCGAATTGAGTCTGACATCTCCTTGTAGTAGTCACGAGGAGGCGGTGCTGAAACTTTTTTAGAACCCATTAGTTTATTTGTTTAAAAGATTGATGTATTTGTTTGAGATTTGTTTTGGTTCTTCAAATTGAAGCCCCCATTTCTTTTGGCTTTCCCAGTAAGGGTATCTCTTCTTAAAGTTTTCTACGAGCGTTTTTCTTCCTTCTTCTGTTGTTGCCACCCAATCCATAATACACAGTTCGTGTTTATGTTCTTCGTCCTTAGGAACTATTTCGTTAAACACAAAGAGAGTAAACTTGTCACCATTAAAAGGTCTTTTGAGCGGGTACGCAACACCAACACCTACAATTTCATTGTTGTTGAAAACTAAAAACAAATAGTTAAAAGAAAAAGCCCAAGTCAGGTACATCTTAAGGGTATCACCCTCAAACCCAAATGCTTCCCTTCTGCCTTTAGTTCTATTGGCGTTTATAAAGTCAATGACTTCCTCTTGTAGCATTATGATACACGGTAGCGAATGATTACGACACCGCTTGCTCCAGCAGAAGCACCTCTTCCGTTATAACCACAACCACCGCCACCACCACCGCCAGAGTTTGCAACAGGGGCACTAGCGTCACCGCCAGAGTTTGCTCCACGACCACCGCCATAGATGCCAAGGCCGGGATAATTGGTGTTTTGACCATATGTAGAGCCACCACCGCCACCACCACCGCCATATCTCTGGAAAGACCCACTGATGGTAGAGCCTTGTCCTTCACCTCCAACGCCTCCTCCCAACCACATATAAGCCGAAGGGCCAGCCGCACCTCCGCCACCACCACCACCAGAACCAAAGTTTCCGTTCGTTCCAGCCTGTCCGCTACCAGAAGTTCCGCCAGCATATCCAGAGCCAGAGCCACCACCATTTGCCGTGACTCCTCCAAAGGAGGATGCAAGTCCAGTAGTACCAACAACAACATCCATAGGTGCTGTGTTCCTAGTAATGTCTAAGAATCCAGTCTTTACATCACCACCACCACCACCGCCACCGTGAGGATTAAAGCCAGCACCGTTACCTCCACCGCCGACAATAAGATACTCAACCTTACCTTCAGCGTTTAGCGAGGGAGTGAATGTACCAGAAGCGGTAAAGGTATGAATCCTAAAACCGCTTATAGTTGTTACATTTCCCCCGCTTGCGTCAAAAGGGCTACCACCCACAGCCTTCCATTCAGTGCCAGAGTATACTTCGGCTTGGTCTAGTGTGCTGTTGTATCTGAGTTGACCAGCCACAGGAGTGGCAGGTCTCTGCACAGTAGTACCAACAGGAATCTTAATGGCTGTGTTTGTGTTAAACGAGGCAGGGCCAGTAACAGCAAAAGTACCACCTACCGTAGAGTTTCCAGTAACGATGTCGTTTCCAATAACTTGGAAGTTTCCAGCGATGTCAACCTCACGACCAGAGGCAGGAGTGATAACGATATCAACTCCAGTCGCTCCTGTGATGGAAGATGTGTTAATTGGTAGGTTACTACCAAGAAGGCTTCCAGCGGTAACCTTCTTAAGTACACCGCCATCAGCGATGATAGTAGTATCATCAGCCGTCACGGTGTTGGTTGTCATCGCAGGTTGTTCTACGATAGCACCGACAAGGAGAGCAGAAGAATCAACCAATTGATTGAGTCTTATAGCGTCTACCTGTTGACCATTTGTAAAGGTGTCACCCTTTTGAATTTGTGCCATAGTTATTTTTTACTCTGATTAGTTTTGAATTGGTTAATAGCGTAGATGTACGCAGACCTAATAGAAGGTCTAAGGTTTGTAGTACTAAACTTGAGTTGGATTCCTGTGCCAATCTTTCGGACAGGAACACGCCTTGCAGAGTCTTCAGTGACAGCCACTCCAAACTTGTCTGTGACGCTAATTACATCTGGATTATAGACCTCGATGGTTGTTTCAATCTGACTGCCAGCGTCACAGACCATTTCTACTTCGGATGTGCTGAACCGTTTGTCACCAATACTATCAAATGTGTACCTTCTTGTCTTAAGGATTCCGTTAATCTGGTTAGGAGTGAATGCCGAAGGATTAAGCGTTGTAGGAATGAAGAACGGAAGGATAGGCGTTCCTGTGCTAGGGCCATACTCATCCCAGTTCAGTTGCTCCATCAGGAAGAAACCTTGGTCTCCATCCATAGCGTAGAGCCTACGCTGATTGTCCTTCTTGCCTACGAGGAAAGAGAACACATCAAAGCCAGCAGGGTAAGTATCAACAGACTCCCACGCCTTAAGGATGAAATTGTACACCAAGATGGCGTTGTTATCCTGAGAGTTGTCTAGAGGAACGGCAAGGTAGTACCTGTTATTCCAGTAGGTAGCAACCGCTCTATACGCATACTGCCTGTTAATTCTCTGAATGACATCGTCAATCGGAGAAGACATAGGGTCTGCAACCGTAAGAAGTCTGACGGACTCGTTAGAGCCTACGGCCTGAGGGGTAAGGAAGTAGACACCATTGTCAGAGAGGAAGATTACTCCTCCGTTAGCCTGAACAACGCTTCTCTTGGCGGAGCAACCAATGTCTGTAACGAGCGTCTTGATGAAAGATGTCGTACCAAGTGGGTCGCTTTCTGCGTATCTTCCAAGGCCGATGTTTACATAGAAGATGCTGTTACGCATTAGAACCAAGAACTCGTTAAGAGTCCAAGGAGCGACAGAAACAACCTCATCGTTACCGCCTTCGTTGAATGTGAACGCATCAAGAGCGTCCCAATGGTTAGGCTCTAGGTAGTTGCTAACTGAAACAGTGTCACGGTTTCTTGCCGTGTTTGTTTCACCGTGATGCTTGCCAATAGCAACAAGTCTATTGGCGTAGTACATAAGCGATGTGCAGTTAGGAAACTCCACACCAGTACCACTGGAAGCAAGGGCGGTAACCCCTGTTCCAATATCCCACACTAGAGGTCGCTTAGAAAACCCTCTGGAGATGTATACCTTATCTACGGCTTGAATCACATCACAGCCGTCCTGCGTTGTGATAGTCTCGCCTACAGGGAAGTTAACCTTGATAGACAGTAGTTCCGTCTGAGGGTTGTAAGAATACAGACCGTCAGTAACTACGATTACAAAAATCTCCTGACCTGTACCATTGATATACGAGCCACTTCCGTAGACCTGTTGCCCGACAAGGGCGATGGATGTCTTACGCTGTAGCCCCTTTCTGACGGTGGCTACACCTCTATCCAGTCTGAAGTTCTGAGACTGAGACACAACGCCTTTAGGCAATGCAGAAGGATTGTCACGGCTGTTAAGCCCGACAAATCCTAGGTCTCCGTCTCTGACAACTTCACTGGGCATTACTTCGTGACGATAGACTCGTAGATAGACTTAATCTTTTCAGACCAGCGTGTGCCGACATAAAGGCCACCAAGGAAGGTGACCGTAGCGAGGATGAGTGTAATCATTTAGGTAGGGAAATCTTGAGTCTTTCGAGTTCAGTTTTGAGTTCGGCTTCGGTGGGCTTTGTGATGAGGGTCAGAGTGCCAAAGTACTTGCCACCACCAACAAACTCACGGTATCCAAGAGCCTTGGTATCTTTAACAAAGGCTGTCCAGCCGTTGGGAATTTTTGTTTCAGTAGCCATAAAGTTTAGTAGTAGTAGTAACCGCCTGTGCCATCCCAATAGTAACTGTAAGTGCCATCATTGGTAATGTAGTCTCCGTAGTTTGCAGACACTACACCCTGATAGTAGTAACTATAAGTATTTCCGCTGAGTTGGTAGTAGTAGTCAATGGAAGACCAACTGCCATAAGTGAAGTAGTTACCGCTACCGCTAGGAACTTCTGTCTGGCTTGAACCACCAGTAGAATCTGTTCCGATAAATGTCCCATCAGTCGCTTGAGAGTACCCATCTCTATTTGAGTAGTAACTACCAGACCCATCGTGGTAGTAGGAGTTTCCAGACCAATTCTCGTATGTAAACGAGCCTACAGGGGTAGAAATAGAACTGCTTCCAGAGTTACTGTCAGAGGTGATATAGTCTCCGTAAGGAGAGTAAGAACTGCTTCCAGAAGTATAATACGAACCAGAACCATCGTGGAAGTAATCGTAACTGTACGAACCGCTGGAGTAATCCGTTCCGTTAATAGTCACATACAAAGTTCCGCTACTAGAAAAAAACGACTGACCAGATGGCTTATATGAAACATCAAAAACATTAGCCCAGTCATAATAACTGCCACCAACTCCATCTGCCTTTAGGTAAACGCTACAAATTTGATTAGGAACAAATCCAACTTCTGAAAGATAGAAACTGCTACCGCCATTGTCAGTAGGATACTCAATGCCAGTAAAGGTATTCAGGATAGTACCAGCCTCTGGAAGAGACGGAGACTCGCTTGAGCCGTCAACGGACATACCTCCGTTACCCCAAGACAGTCCAATAAGACTGAAAAGTCTGCCAAACATCAGACAGAGCCGACAGCAAGATGGGCAATAGAGCCAGCAGTATCCGAACGAAGAAGAACCGTGCCGTTATAATTCTCAACGGAGATGGTCTGGTTCGGGGGAATGAAAAGACCAGCAGAGCCAGTCGTGTCAAAGATGACTTCAAGGGTAGCCGTAGAAGACTTGTTCTGGATGGCTACGATAACTCTACGCTCAGGAAGAACTCTAGGGCCAAGCACCGAAGCAAACGATGTGGTCATAGTGATGTCCGAGTGGGACATCTTCCGCAGAGCGGGAGTAGAGAAGGATGTGTAGGATAGCGACATTAGGAGTAGGGATTAATGAATCTGATTTTAGATGTTTGGTTCTGCTGTCTAGCAATCTTGTCTACTTCAACAGCAAGTCTTTCGTTAGCCTTGGCCTCGATAGCACCAGCCTCTTGTACGAGGTTTTCAGAAGCGAACCAATTAGCCGCACTTCCCCAAGACAGGTAATGTGCAAAAATGTAAGGGATATTTACCTTCTGCCAACTGGCAGGGTGAGTTGTAGGACTATTTCCAGCGACAGTGGAGTTTACAACACAGGTGTAAAAATTACCACTATGTGGCTTCCCAGAAACTGGAAGGTATGTACCTGTTCCAGAACCAGAGTCAAAATAGACCTGTGAACCTTGGTAATATACGACTGAAGGGTTGTACAAGTCGCCGACCAAAGCAGGACATTTAATTCTATAATGATACCATCCATCGGCTAGTATTCGGTTTTGTACAATAACCTTTGTGGTAGTACCATCATTGTAAAGGTCATATCCAAGGTCTGTTACCCTAGTGCTTGACTGAGGGTTCTTGTTAAAAACGCCAAGTACTTCCCCAGCGTCTGAAGGTAAAGTGAACGAAACAACATTGTTTGTATCAATGCTGGTCGTGAATTGTGCTAGTCTGCAAAGGTCGGGCCACTCGTCTTGCTCCCACGCTTCACGCAATCTAGCGTTAGCGAAATCTCTGAATTGACCAAAGGTTTCGTCATTAATGTTATGTCTGTCGTTGCCGCTGTATTGCAGGGCTTCAAACAGTATTTGTGAAAAATCGGTAGTACGCATTATACTTGGTAACCATCCGCTGTGAAGATAGTTCCTTGAACTACCGTCTTCTTACAATAATTGCGGACAGCGAGTTCGGGATTATCACGCAGGAATTCTTTCATAAACTGCTTATCCTTCCAGCATTCATACCCTAATCGCTGTCCCCAATAGTGATAGGCATCGGCAGGGATTTCAGCAACCTTTCTGCCTAAACCTTTGACATCGTGAGCCTCGTGAGTGTGCCCAAAATGGGCAATCTGCTTGGCTTCTGCACGAGCAACAGACTCACGCATCCGCCAGCCATTGATAAGTTCCCTTTCCATTTCCTTATGGAGATGGGCTGGAATTAACTCGACCAATGACTGAACGAATGCGTCAGCCACTATTGCTTAGGCAGTGAAGTCGAACTTGGCGAGACCAAGCGGGTTCTTCACGATGCAAGTAGCGATAGCCTCGACCATTCTGGCAGGGCCACCACCGTTATCGGTGAGTTCCTTGACTTGGGCGATGTTGCCTCCGTAGCCGACTCCGACTAAGTCCCAATTCAGCAGGTAACCGCAGAAGTTGTTCTTAAGGAAGAGCGATGTGTGGAGACGGATAGAGCCGAAGTCACCTTCAAAGACATCGATGCTGGACTTGTACACGCTCTGTTCCGACTCTCTGTTGAGTGTGCGGATAACGGAAGCGGGGGCAGTGCCAGTCTGTCTTGTCGTGTATGTGAGGGCGGTGAAGGCTTGCTTCAACTTGTAGCCACCAAGGAGGTCAAACTCCTGCGGACGACCAGTCTGTTCAAAAACGGAGGCCAGCATATTCTGGACAACCATTTCATCAAGAGCGGCTGTGCCGACATTGGAGATAGACGAGGTCGGGGTGCGGAACGATGTCGGGACAGGGAGGTAGGTGTCGCCTGTGAAGTCGTTCTTAATCCACGAGTCGAGACCACGAGAAGCGTAGCCTTGGGAAGCACCATCGTCAGCCTTCGGGAGGTTGGCGGAGCAGAGGGTTCTTTCCATC